CCTAGAAGGACTTCATGGTGAAGGATATAGTGACGTGAATATTGTTGTTGGTGGCGATCGGGTCAAAGAGTTTGATGCCCTTGCTAATAAGTACAACGGTAAGTTATACAATTTCAATACTATCAATGTGAAGTCTGCTGGTGACAGAGACCCTGATGCTGATGATGTATCTGGTATGTCGGCATCTAAAATGCGTGCTGCTGCAGCAGCGAATGACTTTGATGGGTTCTGTGCAGGTTGTTCTAAGGGATTGACTCCAGAACAGCGCAAGGAATTGTTCTCACATCTGCGTGGCAACATGCAAATGGAAGACGTTGATGATTTTACTGATGTCTCTTATCTCTTACATGAGATTGCACCCAAGTTAGATCCACAAAAACTACGTGAAGATTATATTGAGAAGAAAATTTTCAATGTAGGTACTATAGTTGAGAATCTAAATACAGGTATTCTGGGTAAGGTAGTTTCTCGTGGAGTCAACTATGTCATATACATAGATGAGCACGAGCAAGTATATCGCGGATGGTTGAAGGATCTTGTAGAAAGAAACGATATCAAACGATTTGATTTTACACCCCTCGGACAGATTGGAACGGATGAATTAGCACGAAAAGTTGCTGCTATGACTCCAGGACAATTCATTCAAAAGATAAATAAAAGAAACAAATCTCAGGTAAAATGAATTACGAAGCACTGCCAGGGATGGAAGATGCCCTCAAACTAGTCCAAGAAAAGAAAATGTCTAAGGAGGCCCATAAGAAGGCAGCCAAGGCAGGTAAACGCTGGCAGGATTCTGACGGTGATGGCAAATGGTATGAGAAAGGTGAAGACGTAAAGGAAGGTGTACGTGATACCGATCCTGAGAAGGGTACTGCCGAACGTAAGGCACGTCTTGAGAAGAAGCGTGGCATGAAGGTAGATGACCATCCCCAGTATAAGAAAGAAGAAGTAGAAGAAGTAGAAGAAGCCGAGCAGAGAGTGAAGGCAAAGGCTGATAAAAAGATGAAGGTTTATGGTGGTCCTGCATACATCAAGAAACCTAAGAATGAAGAAGTTGAGCAGGTTGATGAAGATGATAAGTCTTATGATCGCAATCGTAAGAGAGCAGCACAAAGAGCAGCAGACAGAAATGCTGCCAGAGCAGCAGGTAAGACTGGCGTAGTTCCTGGTGTTGGTTATGTAACTGCTAGAAAAGAGAAAGAAAGTTATACAGATTCAAAGGGTGTTGAGCGTCATAAGTCTGGTGCTAAGAATGAAGAAGTTGAGATTGAAGAGGGTATGAAGGCAGCGCGTGATAACGTCGGTGCATCTACCTGTTGGAAAGGTTACAAGGCAAAGGGTACTAAGAAGAAGAACGGTAAGGAAGTTCCTAACTGTGTTCCTGCTAACGAGGAACTAGAGGTCATGGAAGGATCCTTGATGGAGTCTGGTCTGTTCACTGATGATGAAGTACGTTATATCATTGGTGAGAAGTTCGATGAACTGGAAGAACTCTACAAGGGTAAGCACGGTCAGAGTGAGAAGCAGTATCAGGACGGTAGATCTGATGCAGGTAAGATGGTCTCTGGCGACTCTAAGATGAGTGGTTCTAAGTTTGCTCAAGGCAGAAGAACTGGTAGTGATGCTGGTGCTCAACCTGCTGGTGGGTCTAAGAAACCTGCAAGTCAGGGTAAGATGGACAGCGGTAGTCGCACTGATCTTCAGTTTCGTAAAGCAGCACTGAAGAAAAAGGCAGGTAAATAATGGCAAAGAAAGGTAAGGACCTAAACATAACTGGAAAGAAAAAGTCTACTATAAAAGTAAACCCTAGATCAGAAGAAATCATGGAGCGTCATACTAAACTAGCGGTTGAATCCATTCAATCCACACTAAAAAATCTTAGAGAAAATAATAATCCATTCGATTGTATCGACATTGATGATTTCTCTGATGAAGAACTTCTTCAAATTGCTGAAGAGGTTCTATCTGAGGTGAGTGATGACAGTCTTGAAGAGATCTGTGAAGCGATTGAATCTGACTTGGAAGTTATTTCTGAGAGGATGGATCCAAAAGAGATCCAACGTCGTAGAGATCAAGCAAAAGATAGACTGCAAACTGGCGCTTCTATGAAAAAAGCAGCAGCAAAATCTGCTGCTGGTCCTTCCCGTAGTGATCGTCTCAAGTCTGCATTGAAGAGTGCTGCTTCCAAAGTGAAGTCAGGCGTCAAGGCAGCAGGTAAGAAAGCAACACAAACTGCTGGCAAAGTTGCTGGTGAGTTTTCTGCAGCAAAAGAAAAGCAAAAGGAAAAGGCACAAAGTGGATCCTCTAACACTACTTCTTCTAATACCTCTAGTTCTAGTGGTTCCTCCTCTAGTAGTAGCTCAAGCGGCGAAGGAACTTCGAGCAGCCAATCAGCGGGGTCTCAACCAAGAGAAAGAAAGAGAGACAAGATCAAGAGAGCATTGAAGAAAGGTATTGGCAAACTTGCCCGTGCTGCATCTCGTGGTGCTCGTGGTGTTGCCCGTAGAATGGGTGAAGAAGAGTTCAAAGGATTTGGTGAGTTTGTCACTGAAGGCAAGAAAGCATGTAGTAAGTGTGGTAAGAAACCCTCTAAAGATTGTGACAAGTGTGACGGAAAAGGTTACATGGTTACCCATGATTGCTCATCTAAAGTTGAGCACGCTGAGTGGGGTGTAGGTCAGTGTATTACTGAGCAGCATACATTAGATGAAGAAGGTAACATCTCTCACTACGATGTTCAGTTCGAGCATGGTCTTGAAGAGAACGTTTCGGTTGAAGTTCTGACCACCTTGGTATCTGAGATGCATGAACATGCAATCAACGATGACAAGAATCAAGAGGTGCTTGACGAAAAAAAGTCTGAAGAGGGGTTTGCTGGTCAAGCAACCTCTTATAAGGGTGTTGTAATCAAGCGTACTGAATCTGGATATGAAGTTCCTAGATTCAATATCACTTCTAACTCTGTAGATTCTATCAAAGTACAGATTGATAAAGAGATGGCAAAGGTTGAGTCATACCAACCAGATTCTGCTAACAACTATAACGGTCCTCTTTATGCTCCCTACACTGCTGTAGAAGAAGGTAAGAAAGGACTCTGGGCAAACATTCATGCCAAGCGTAAGCGTGGTGAGAAACCTGCTAAGAAGGGTGACAAGGATTATCCTGAGACCCTGAACGTAGAAGGTTATGGTGTTGGTGATGTAGATCAGAAACTCAAGACTGACCGTGACGGTATGCGTGTCCCTAATAAGGATGCTGCCGCTGCTAAGGCACGTTTGCTTGCTAAGGCAGCAGCGAAGCGTAAAGCAAAGAACGAAGAAGTTGTCAATGAGCGTGGTGACTTCTGGCATCCAGATCCTGATAAGGATAAGAAACTGGGTGGACCTGGTGCTAATGCTCGTGCCCGTGAGGATCGTGCTGCATCTAAACCCAAGGAAGATCCTAAGAAACTCCGTAAGGGTGAGTCCTATATGGACTGGGGCAAACGCCAGAAAGCAAACAAGATGAAGAAGGAAGAACTCGAACTGGATGAGCGTACACGTTACGCTAAGGAGACAGGTAAGGATCCTCAGACTGGTAAACCATCTGAAAAGGGTGGCACTATCAAACCTGGATCTGCTATGTCAAAGGTTCGTAAGAGTCTTGCTGGTCAGGGTCTGATGTCATCTAGACGGAAGGCGATTCAACCTCAGGGTAAGAAGAAAGAAAAGGGTAAGAAAGGTTATCAAGGTCAAACTCCTGTAGATAGGATCAAGGGCAACCTTGCTCGTAAGAGAGCACCTAAACCAGATATCGGTTCACGATTTGATTGAGCCTATATAGGGTAACCCCCCGTATAGGAATGATCATGGTATCTTTTTTATTGCCACTAGCATATAAAATTGTGGACGCTGCTGTTGCTAAGATCCCAGAAGACGCAGAACTCGGTGAAAAACTCATCGATCTGTGTCTTCTTATCGTTGGTAAGGCAGTAAAACTTACTAAGACTACAGCGGATGATGAACTCTTCGCCAAGGTAGAAGAAGCACTCAAAGCACGCTGAATATAAATAAATAATAGGAATCAAGATCGGAGATTACAATGTCCTTATATGGAAGAGTAGACTCCACTGCTAACCAGACCGCTGTTGGTCTAACAAGAGGTAACGGCAGTGGTTCAGCAACGGAAACTATCGTGTTCTGCGACGAAACCGAAGCAGCACTAAACGAAAATAAGACTCGCGGTATTACTGCACCTGGTTGGTGGGCATACAGAACGTATACTGATCACAATGGTAACACTCGTCACAAGGCAGAGATGTTGGCATTCATCACCAACCCTGAGGCGAATGCTGATGAGACCCTGGCTGACGACACCATCGCTGCTGACGTAGCATCTGCTGTGACTGTCACAGTTCAACCTGCTGCTTCTACATCTTCCTCAGGTGCTGGTACGTTCACTCTTACCACTACTACCACAGGAACACCTGGTGCTCTTGCCTATCAGTGGCAGCGTCAGACCGCTAATGCTACGACCCGTTGGGTCAACATCAGCGCATCTCTTGACACTGGCATCACGTATGCAGACTTCACTACAGCAACCCTTGCTTACAGTGGTCTTGCTGCAGATGGTCTTGACGGTTATAAGTACCGTGTCAAGGTCACCTCTGCTGGTGGTACTGAAGAAGTCATCACTGATGGCGCAGCAACACTGACGTTTAGTAGCTAACATTAGATGAACTTTCGCGAACTGAATGCAGATAACTTCATTCTGTTCGCCATCAAACATTATGAAAATCCTTGCTGTGTTACACGCGAGGATTTCGATGAGGATATGAAACGGTTCAAGTACCTGAAGAGATTATTCGGACGGTACTTGAAGACCAAGGAGTTACGAACTCACTTGATTATCAATCATATTATTATTCTATACAATGTTTTTGGCGAGGCAGCAACTCCGATGCTTTTTTATAAGTTAGAGCGAGAGTATTGGCCAATCATAAAAACATTCTTATTATTTTTAGATAAATATCCTTTAGGTATGATGCCTAATCTGGATATAGAAGACGAAATTCAAGAGGAGCTGGAAAAGATATGATGTCAGTAGGAACTGGTGGTTTTAGTGGCTCTTCTGCAGCGACTGGTCCTGTGGCAGGTTTCGATCCGCTGCTAGATTTTCGTAAGAAGATGGCACGTCGAATCAAAGATCATCCTTTTGCTCAAGACTATAAGTCAAAGCGAAAGAAGTCTAAGAAGATGAAGGAATCGGTTGAGAACCCACGTCCTACTCCCCATCTATATCAATACAAGGTATCAATCCCTGAAGTGGGTGAGACTATCATCTATGCATCATCTCAGGCAGAACTGATGATGAAGTTACGACTACTTGTCAATCCACGCTATCGTGGTGACATTACTATTGGTCGTATTTTTCCTAGTGAAGCAGGAAAGTTTTATAATGAAAAGCGTATGAAGGCATACAGAAGTATTCCTGAAGCGACTGAAGATCCTGCTGCCGCTGCTGCTAAGAAGCAGGGTGCTATGATGAAGAAGCAAGCAGCACAAAAACAAGTGCAACAAAAGATTGCTGCTGAGAAAAAGAAGATTGATCTCAAGAAGCAAGAGATGCAAAGAGCACTGCAAACTAAAATTGCAGTTATGAAGAAAGGTGCTACTGCAGGCATGAATCCTACAGGTGCAACTGAAGAAGTTGTTTATGAATCTTCAGGTGGCAACATTGATATGATAAAATCGATTGCAGATTCAAACCAACCTGGAAAGATTCAGTTCTTGAATGGTGAGAGTTTCCAACTGCAACCTGCTATCGCACAGAAAATC